CCTGTCGTTCGTTCCACTTGGCTAAAGCCCCCGTTCATGACAGCCACCGCCACAGCAGCGCGCCAATCACGATCCAGAAGGCGGCGGTGCCGCACAGGATCACGCGCCACGCCATCGCAGCCTCGCGGTCGAATGGCGGGTCTGGCGGCTCGTCCGGCGGCGGTAGGGGGTGGTGCTGGTCGCTCATGTCCTATCCTTTGCAATGCTGCTTTCGCGCAGCGCGGCTTCGACTTCGGGCCACTCTCGGCAGATGTCGAGCATGGCGTCTTCGGGTATCTGCCCGCTACGGTAAGCGGCGAGGATAGATGCGATGTCGGTCACAACACATTCCTTCCAATCTGATAAACAACAGCGAGGCCCCGCAGCTCGTTTGCGAGGAGGAGCCCCCACACCGCGTAGCGCCAGCGCGGGTCTAGACCCAAGCGGGCGATCACAAGGTTAAGGCCGAGGCACAGAACCGTGTGTGCGATGTGGAGGGCGTGTGTCAGCCCTTGCTCTCCTTGCGCTGGTAGCGCGGCTGGGTGGCTGCGTAGGTCTGCCCGTCAGCGCGTCGCAGGGGCCACACACTGTCGCTGCTGCGGCGTATGCGGGCGTTGGGCTCGATAGTCTGTGCGCTAGTTACTCTCATGATACCCTCCACACTCTGATCTCGTTGGGCATGGCGCGCACGGTGAACTTCTTACCCGTGCGCCTGCCGTACTGGTAGGCTGCGTTGCGCAGGCGGTTGGTGCCAGCCCACACGGTGGGCTTGGCGCGGTACTCCTTGGGCAGCGGCACGCCGAAGCTGTCCCCCACGTCCATCGCCTCGAAGTGCTCTATGCCTGCGGCTGTGAGGCGCCTGCGCGCGGGGATGGGTACGCCGCTCTCGATACGCACGCCGCTCACGCTGACGCCTCCTCGGCTCGGACACGATCGGGTTGCCATGCGGCGAGTTCGGACACCTTGGCTGCGTAAGACGGATCCGCGTCCATGAGATCCGCAGCCACGCGCACGCCGTGGATGATCGTGGCGTGGTCTCGGCTGAGGAAGTTGCCGATCGTCTTGTACGAGTTCCCACGCATGCGCAGCGCAGCGTAGAGGGCGAAGCGAGCTTCGCGCGCGCCCTCGCTCCGAGACAGGCCCTTGAGGCGAGAGGTGGGCACGTTGAACATGCGCGCGCAGAGAAGGATCATCTCGCTCTTCATGCGAGTATCACGTCGATGTTGTCGCGGATCTCGCGCAGAGCTTGGCGCAGGGGCGCGACCTCGTGCTCGGGGGCGAAGCGCAGGCGATCGATGACGCGCCACGCGGCGATGATGTCTTCCTCGAAGTCCATCAGATGGCCTCCCCAACTACGATGCTGACGTCGGGCGCAGCGTTGAGGGCAGCCATGACCTCGTCGCGACGCGAGCGGTCGGAGGTGGCCTCGCGGAACGAGCAGCCGAGGGCGCGCTCGACGGCGGCCATGCGCAGGTCCTCGAGCTGGCTGAAGATGCGACGCGCGCCGTCATCAGCGCCGACGTACTGGTAAAAGTCTGCGGGGATCGAGATGACCTTGACAAGGTCGACGCGCGAGCGGTCGAGCTGGGCGATGAGGGCGCTCGCGGCGGGTTCGTGGTGCCAGTTGATCATGTTAAAGCTCCGGTAGGCATTGCTGATACGCTACATATAAGCTCTAAATTGCAGGTTGCAACCCCCCTGCGAAATTATTTTCAGATCATCCTGAACCGGTCGATGGGGATGTGCACGACGCTCTCGATGTCGAGGGCGTCCCCGCGGTCGCTGCGTCCGCCTGTGCCGAGCGTGTGCTCTACGGGGATGGGGCAGACGCCGATGCAGTCTGTCCAGCGCACGGCGAGGGCGGCCTTGAAGCCGCGATCGGCCCAGTCGAGGAGGGCGTAGTACTTGGCCTTGCTGAGCATGAGGGTCTCGTACTTGGCCGACGAGACGTTCCGGCACTTGATCTCGACCACGGACGTGGCGGTGCCGTCGCGGTGCATGAGGAAGTCGGCGCGGCTGTTGTCTGGCAGCTTGATGGCTGTGAGGTGGTAGTGCCTCTCGAGGGCAGCCGCCACCTCACGCTCGTTGTGCAGGTCTTCCTCGGTCTGGTATCGCCTACGCACGTCTCTGCCTCCACAGCACTGGGCTGGGAGGCAGAGATAACGTCAGAGGCCGTGCTTGTCCATGAAGGCCCTGTCGGCTCGGTACGCCCACCACAGGGCGAAGGCGAAGAAGACGAGGAGGATCTCCATCACTTGGCGCCCCTCGCACGACGCAGAGTAGCTACGGCCACGCACATGTCTGGGCCGCCGTCGCGCTCGCCTGAAAGAACCTTGTCCCGCTCACTGGGGTACAGCTCGGCCACGATCTCGCGCGCCTCGAGGACGATCGGGTCGACAGCCAGATCGGGGTACTGAGCGACGGCGCACTTCTTGAACGCGCGGAGATCTTCGACCTCGGCGCGCAGGCTCTCGAGCTCCTCGCGGATGGCGTCGATCTCGGCCAACTCGACGATGTCTGCGGGCACAGCCTGCCGCTCTTCGGGGATGTAGTACGCGAAGGCTCGGCCCTTGCGTTTGCGGATGACGCGCCCGCGCTTGACCAGCATGCGTCCCGCGACGCTGATGGTGCTCTCGTTGACAGAGAGGGCTGCTGCGAGCTCGGACGCGCGCACGCCCGGCTTCTCTCTGACTGTCTCGATGAAGTCTCTGCTGAGTTCCTTACTGGGCTTGTAATTAGTGCTTGGCATTGGTTTGTCCCCGTCGGGTGAGTTGTCGGGTTGGGAGCGGGCGTACCCAACGAAACGCCCGCCCCCGCAAGCTGGTTACTCCGCGTCCGCGAAGGCGAGGATCTTCCGCCGGACGTTCTCAAGCGAGAGCTTGCGCTCAGCGGTCGACTTGGGGATGTCGATGTCCTTGAACTGATCTGATGTCTCGTCGGCGCGCTGGTACGTGTACAGCGCCAGCACGTGGCTCTCGTAGGCCAGCAGCAGGCTGTTCAGCTCGAGCCTGCGCTGCTGCCGCGCCATCTCGGCAGGGGGCGGCAGCTCGGCGGTGACGTTGAAGATGATCTCTTCGACCTCGCGCACGGCCTTGGGTCCGATGCCATGCTGGCGGTGGAGCTGGCGGTTGATCAGCGCCATCTGCGCCTCGTGGAGCGTGCGCACACCACAGTCCTTGAGGGCTTTGAGCGTACGGACGCTCAGCTCGACGTCGTCGATGCTGACGGTCTTGAGCCGCTCGTCCAGCGCGCGGATGAGGGCGTTCAGTCTAAGGTCTACGGTCATGTCTCAGTCCTCCTGTTCCTTGATGGCGAGCGCCTCGTGCAGCAGCGTGTGCTGGAGCTGACGCAGGGCGTCGATGCGGTCGTAGTGCGCCTCACGATCGGCTGTGCATGCCACGGCGTTGCCGGGGTAGTCCCTGCCGTTGGGCGTGACCTGCTGCAGCGTGTCGATGAGGTCGTCGATCTGCCGCCACGCACGCTGGCGCGGCTCGATCAGATCCTCGGCGCTGCTGCCGTTGACGTTGAGCTTGGGGGTGATCATGCTGCGGTCTCCTCTTCCCACAGCCGCTCGAGGGCGGCGTCTGCCTCGCAATCGCGCTGGTATTCCGCCTGCTCGGCGATGCGTTCGTCGATCTCGGCGTAGACCTCGGTCAGCGTCGGCGCGGTGAAGCGCTCGCCGTCGATCCAGCCGCCATCCTCGCCCGTCCAGATCGGCTCGTAGTCCGGCGAGACGGCCTCGTAGGCGCGCTGCTCGGGGCACCAGTGGATCTCCCAGTTGCGATACTCTTCGTACATGTCGTTGTCTCCTGCGTTGCTGATGGTGGGGAGGCCGGAGCCTCCCCGTTGAGGGTTAGATCTGAACCAGCTTGACGTTCTGGTTGCTGGCGCGCTCGATGCGGAAGCGCAGGCCGTCGACTTCGATCTCGTCGCCGATCTGGAGGCCCCACACCGTGCGGTGCGCCTGCTTGTGGGCAGTAATGCTGGTGGCCTGCTTGTTGGCCCAGTAGAGCTCGTGACCGCGCTCCTTGGCCTTCTCAACAGCGGCCTCCTCGTCTTCGCCATACTGCGCGGCGTAGGTGGCGACCGAACCGAGCTTGAAGAAGTCGTACAGGCGACCGTGGCGGGGCGTGTCATAGCCGATGGCGAATGCGTCGCCGAAGCGGAAGGTCTTGTTGCCGCCGATGATGGTGTAGGCGGGGAAGGTGTCGAGGATCTGGATGGTGGCGGTGGTCATGTCGTTGTCTCCTGCGTTGCTGATTAGAAGTTGAAGCCGTTGGCGCGGAACCACGCGGCGATGTCAGCCCACGGAGTGTTGTGGGCCTTGCCGTCCTCACCGCAGCACAGGATCGTCTCGAGGTAGGTCAGCGCGCGCTTGTCTTCCTCGTCGACGCTGTACTCGCTGCCGTCGGTGAACGACTGGTTGGCGTCCTCCTGCGCCCACACGATCACGTCGACCACATCGCCGCGCAGAGCGTTGTCTGCGATGTCGTAGGTGGCGTTGTAGAGGTCGGTGATGGTCATGTCGGTAGCTCCTGTGTGCGTTGTTGATGAGCTACATTTAAGGCCGTAATCTGAGATTGCAACCCCCCACATGTAATTTTTTTCCACATGCCTTTTCCACAGGGGTCTGCAACACGTGCAACACGAGAGCTCGTGTTGCAACACGAGCGGGTCGAAAGCGCGTTGCAGGGGCCTTTGCAACACGTGTAAAAAATTGCAGAAGCACCTTGTATCAAGGGGTTAAGTATCGATTGCAACACGCAACATGGCTTGCAACACGGCTTGTGTTGCATGTTGCAAAGCCACCTGCAACACACGGGTCGGGCTCTAGACGTAGTCTAGGCCCCCCTCGTGTTGCATGTTGCACGGTGCTGTGGTGCGTTGCGTTGCGTCTGTTGTGGTGGTTGCTGGTGCGCTCGTGGCACCCCTCGGACCGCCCAACCTCGTGCCCCTTGCATGTGGAGGCGCGTGAGCGTATCTTGTGGGCTCACTGGTAGTTCAGCCACAGAAGCGGAGCATGCAGATGCCGTACCCGGCGAAGAAGACCCCCAAGCTGATTGAGGAAGTGCTGTTGCGTATCGCTCAGGGCGAGACGCTGGCGTCGCTTGGACGCGAGCTCGATTTCCATCCGGTCACTTGGTCGAAATGGGTGCGCGAAGACGAAGAGCTGGCTTTCGCGTACGCGCAGGCGCGGGACATTGGCGCAGACTGCCTCGCCGAGCAGGCCCTCGAGATCATCGACGCGGAGCCCGAGCGCATCGTGCAGGTCGACGGCGAAGGCAACAAGAGCACCACGCGCATCGACAGCGCAGCCGTTGCGTGGGCGAAGAACCGCGCGGAGATGCGCCTCAAGCTGCTCGCGAGCTGGCACCCGGCCAAGTACGGGAGCAAGCAGCAGGTCGAGGTCGGCAACAAGGAAGGCGAGACGCTCAAGGTCGAGAACAGCGCAGACACGATGGCCCTGCTCTTGCAGCTCAGCGAGGCCGTGCGCGACAAGGCCGCTGGGCAGTGATCTGGAACCCGTGGCGGCGTATCCGCCAGCTCGAGGCCGAGGCGCGCGATCGTGAGGCCGACCTCTTCACCCTCGAGCGATCCCTGCACCACGCCAATGAGCGCTACGATCGCATCCGCGACGCCAACCTCCAACTGCGCGACACGCTGAGCCTGTACCGCAGCAACGGTGCCGCTTGACTGACATCGCCGCCCTCCTCGAACGGCTGACGCCCGAGCAGCGCATACACCTCGAGTGGCAGGCGCGCTGGGCACGCACGGCGCGCCCCAACCAGATCGTGCCCAAGAGCGACTGGACGGAGATGGGCTTTCTCGCCGGTCGCGGCTTCGGGAAGACACGCGTCGGCGCCGAGTGGCTCGGACGCGCCGTGTACGAGGATCCAAGCGGCTTCGATAGCTGCGTGATCGCGCCCACGTACAGCGACGTCAAGTTCACGTGCTTCGAGGGCGAGAGTGGCCTGCTGTCCGTCATCCCGCCCGACCTGATCGTCGAGTACAACAAGTCCGACACGCTCATACGCATGCGCAACATGGCAGGCGGCGTCAGCACCATACGCGGCTTCACCGCGGAGAAGCCCGAGCGTCTGCGCGGGCCGCAGCACACGCGCGGCTGGTTCGACGAGCTGGCGGCGTGGCAGTACGACGAGGACACGTGGGACATGGCTATGATGGGCCTGCGCCTCGGCAAGGACCCGCAGGTGCTGTGGACCACCACACCCAAGCCCAAGGAGCTCATACGCAAGCTCAGCAAGCCGCAGGACAGGCGCATCATCGTGCGCGGGTCGACCTTCGACAACAAGGCCAACCTGCCCGACGCGTTCTTCAAGCAACTCGAGCAGTACGAGGGCACGACGATCGGCAGGCAGGAGCTCTACGGCGAGCTCATCGACCCCGAAGAGAGCGGCATCATCAAGCGCAGCGACTTCCGCCTCTGGCCCGCCAAGAAGCCGCTGCCCGCCCTCGAGTTCATCATCCTCTCGCTCGACACCGCCTTCACCGAGGCCACCTTCGACAAGAAGAAGGGCGACCCCGACAGCACGGCGTGCGTCGTGATGGGATCTTTCCGCGATCGCGACGGGCACAGCCACCTCATGGTGCTCGACTGCTGGTCCGAGCAGATGGGCATGCCCGACCTGATCAAGCGCGTGAAGCGCGAGCTCAACGTGGCCTACGGCGACGATCAGGACACGGCGCTCATCAAGCCGATGTTCGGCAGCGCCAAGCCGCTCACGTCAGGGCGCAAGCCCGACGTGTGCCTCATCGAGGACAAGGGCAGCGGCATCAGCCTGCGGCAGATGCTCGAGCGCGAGGGCATCGTCGCCTACGCCTACAACCCCGGACGAGCGGACAAGCTCACGCGTCTGCACATGGTCAGCCACATCTTCGCACGCAAGCGCGTCTGGCTGCCAGAGAGCGACAAGTTCTCCGGTCGACCGCGCACGTGGGTCGAGCCGATGCTCGCACAGCTCTGCGCGTTCACCGGACCCGGCAGCATCAAGCACGACGACTACGTCGACGCCGTGACGCAGTGCGTCCGGCTGTGTGTCGACAAGGGAC